TCAGGATGTGCGGTACATGGACTCCAGCTTGGCGGCCGTGTCGGCAGCCATCTTGTCTGTAAGGTGCTCGTAGATATTCAGGGTCGTTTTAATATCCCGATGGCCGAGACGAAGCTGTACGGCTTTGGGGGTTACGCCGGCCAGCAGAAGCTCCGTGCAGTGTGTATGGCGGAGCGAGTGAAAATCGAAGGTCGGGCAGATCGGATCAGGGTCGCGCACGCGGGAGACCTTGCCGTTTTTCTGCACGTTGTGCCAGCCGTGGAGGACACGGCAGCACTCCTGCATGGAGCGGGGGCGGATGAGAGAGCCGTCATCGTTGATATTGACCATGTGTACCTCGCTACCGATGCCGTCCGTGTTGAGGACGAAGGGCGGTGCATCGTCTATGGAACTGCGCTCCGGCGTGACGTACCAGTGCTGGAACAGCGGCCCATAGGTGAGCTGCATCTCGCGTTGATGCTGCCGGGTGCGGCGGAGCAGAGCCAGCGTCGCGCTGTCCAGCTGGATAGTGCGATAGCTGTCGTACTTCGGCGGCGAGAAATACAGGGTGGTTTTTGTGCTGCGCCGCCGCTTGGGGTCAGATGCTCCGGCGGCAGTGCTGCTGTACTGCACCTGCCGGTTGACGGACAGGGTGGACGCGCCGAAGTCAATGTCCTCCCACTGGAGGGCGAATGCCTCGCCGAGGCGCAGGCCGCAGCGGTAGCCCAGCACAAGGGGAATATGCATCGGGTGTCCCTCCGGATAGCGCTCGAATATCCGGCGGACTGTGGCGGCATCCAGCACGTCGCGGGTCTTGGTGCGCGTCTTCAGCATGGGCTGTGCCCCACGCCGCGGCAGCTCCGCATCAGGCACGGGGCTGTTTTGGATCAGCTTCATACGTCTGGCGTATTTCATGGACTTGCTGAGGATGCCCTTGACGCCGGAGATGGTGTTGCGGCTGTAGCCTCGATTGAACAGGTCGTCGATGAGCGCCTGTACGGCGGCGGTTTGCAGGGAGGCAAGGGGGTATTTGCCGATGGCGGGCTTGATGAGGGTGCGTATCTTCTTCTCGTAGTTGGAGCGAGTGGTCTCCTTGAAGTTGACGGAGCCATACTCCTGCAGCCAGTGATCCAGAAAGTCGGCGACGCTGAGCTGGGAGGGGGTGAACTTCAGGCCGGAATCGCGGTATTCCTGCCACGCAGTCATGCCGGCGGCGTAGGCCTCGCCAGCGGTGGCAAAGCCGCCGCGGGTGATCCACTGGCGCTTGCCGCCGACGGTCGCGCCCTCGAAGCGGTATTCATACTTTTTCCCGCGCTTGCGGGTGGACACTTTACCGGCCATAGACACCTCCTGACAATTGGTAGCGATTCCCGGTGGAACATGGGGGAAAAGGGGAATATACTTACAGGTGGGCCCAAAACACATTGGAGCTCCACGAAAGGAAAGAAAAATGAGAAGCACAGAAGAAAAGATCTTGGACGGCTTCCGGCGGCTGACGGAGGAAAACCAGACTATTGCCCTTGCTTACTTAGCAGCAATTCTATCTGAGCCAACAGCATTTCCTTCTGATCGTCAGAAAGCCGATGCACCAACTGCATGAGCTTGATCTCCAATGGGGAAAGACCGTCGCCGTCACCGGCGGCGGTTTTTTCTGCGCCGGATGCAATTGGAGTAGGATCATCGGTAATGCCGAGAAGCCAGTCAGGGCTTACGCAAAGTGCCTGCGATATAGAATACAGGACAGGCAGCTTTGGGCGGGTAATAGAGCCTGCTTCGTATCGTTGGATCGTAGACCGCGCGACCTTCACATTTGAAGCGATGTCTTCAAGTGTTAAGCCAAGGGCTTCTCTCCTTTGTTTGATGCGAGACCCAATTTCTTTTTGGTTGAACATAGTGATACCTCGCTGATGTTATTACTATGTGCAATACCTTACCACAAAAACTTGCGCTATGCAATAGAAAAGTAAAAAATAATTGCACAGCGCTATTGACAAAGACGGAGGCGTGGTGTATGGTATATATAAAATTGCACAGTGCAACGGCGAGAGGAGGTGCGATGATGGTGAATACACAGGCGTTGCTGGAACGAATGAAGGCCCTTGGCATTACGCAGAAGACAATTGCAAACTTGTGGGGCTGTGCTCAATGCACGGTTTCGCTGAAACTTTGGAACAGAAGACCGCTTATGCTGTCTGAGGCGCTGTCGCTTCAGGCTATGCTGCAAATCAGTGATGCGGAGTTTTGCTCCTATTTTTTGTCCCCGGAAGTTGCGTAGCGCAACCACCGAAAGAGGGCTTGAAAAAACAGCCGAGGCGCGGAAGCCTCGAACTGACAGGGAAGGAGGCGGCGGACATGCCGGACAATGAGATACTGCCGAGGCTTCTGACGGTGCCGGAAGTGGCGGAGCTGCTGCACATCAACGCGGGAAAGGTACACGAGCTGCGCAAGAGCGGCCTGCTGCCCTTCCTGAAGCTGGGCGCGTACAAGTGCAGGCCGGATGCCATCAAGGCGATGCTGCAGAAGTGGGAGGGGTGGGATATTTCGGACCCCTACCATCCCAGAAAAATGGACGAGAGTGCCTGAAAGGAGGACGGAGCTATGAGCAGGAAGAAGCAGCGCGGCGCGGCCTACGCAGAGGGCGAACAGGTTTTCAACCTCGCGCCGCTGGCGGCGGAGCGGAACGGCGGCTATCCGCCGATGGGCACAGTGCTGCGTGTCACACGGCGCTGGGGAGGCTGGGCGTATCAGGTGCAGGTGCAGGACACCGACCGCATCGAAACGTGGCAGGAGGAGACGCTGGGGAGGGTGCAGGTATGATCGTTTTCGGCTGGATCTGTACCTACATCGGCGCGGCGACGCTGGCCTGGGGCGTGCTCCGTCTGGTGGACAAGCTGGGTGGCCGCCGTGGGTGAGAGGCAAAACGGCGTGCCGGAGGCACCGTGCAGAGGCTGCACGATGCGGTGCGTAGGGTGTCACGGCATGGACGAGCGGGGCGGGTACCGGTGCGCCGAGTACGGCGCGTATCAGGCGGAGTTGGACAAGCTCCGCGCCGCCAAGCAGGAGGCGAAGGACACGGCGGATGTGCTGCGTTGGTACATCCGGGCGCGGACGGCGCGGCTGCTGCAGAAGCGGAATCTGCACGAGAAAGGGAGGTGACCGCCATGGCGGCGGCAAAGACGAAAAAGAAGGAGTGGCTGTGGTTCGTGTCCTGCGAGGGACACGCCACGATGCCGGTGATCGCGGAGAGCTGGGAGCAGGCCACGGTGGAGGCTGCGCGGCTCTGGGGCGTTCGGTGGGGCGCCGTGGCGGCACTGTGCGAGCTGGAGGAAAAGCGGCCGGTGATACGGAACGTGTGCTGCCGGTGCGGCGTATGGTTCCACGGCAGCGGCGTGGTGTGCGACCACTGCCGCAGCGAGGCCGAGATCGAGGAGCGCCGCGCCAGAGCGGCGAAGAAAAACTATTTCCGGCGGCTGAACGCCGGGGTGTGATGAAGGACAGGAGGAATGCGCGAATGAGTACGAGTATTGAACAGGCCCTCGAAAAGCTGCGGAAGGCGAAATGCCCTGCCGGACGCTGCGAGGGCGTTGTTTTCAAGCCGGTGGTGCGGGCGCTGGGGGACTTCTGCCGGCAGGACGAGGAGTTCGCCCGGGCAGTGATACAGGGCGGCAGCGTGGAGGATTGTATCAGGGCCACCGTCAAGGGGGCCGGAAACAGCCTGAGCGACCTTGACGCCTACAAGCGGGCGGCGGCATTTTTCTTCCCCGGCTGCGTTGTGACCATGAAGCTGACCATCGCCATGAGTGAGCACGATGTGGCGGCGCCGGAAGCGCCTGTGCCGCAGGAGCACAAGGCGGTGGTGCTGGATCTGACGGACTTTTGGTGAGCGCCATGCTCAACGAAAAGGAGAGGGCCGCCCAACTGGTGCGGCTGGCGCCGAAGCCGACGGCGCAGGAGATGGAGCAGGTCAACGATCTGTTCCGGCACTTCCTGTTCAAGCGCTGCGGCAAGGGCGAGATATGGACCACCTGCTGCCGGCGGCATACCTTCGTCAAGCCGGACACGGACAACGCCGACGAGCTGCGCGTCCTGAGCGCGCCGCACACGCCGGAGCCCCGGAACGGCTGGGACCATTCGCCCACGGTGAAAAGGCGCTGCAGATGCCCCTACTGCGGCGCGGAGGTCACGGTGAAGGAGCTGCGGTACTCCGGCGGGCGGGCCAACCTGTGGAGCTTCCGGCGGGCGGTCATCCTGCGGCAGTGGCGGGGCACCCTGTGGGCCACGGCGTGGGACTGCGACAAGAACTACAGCCGCGTCGGCATGAACGGTGAGCCGATACTGACGAAACTGCCGGAGATGAAGCTGCTGGGCGTGTACCGCTTTACGCCGGGCGTGGCGGAGCAGGCCACGCGGCCGTGGTGGTGCAGCGGCGGCACACCCATGAGCTACCGGCGCCAGACTGCGCCCGGCAAGAGCAACGGACGCAAGGGCGGTATGTGGCAGATCCACTCGCCCTACACCTACTGTGCCGAGCTGGGCGCCAGCTATGACGTGATCGGGCTGCTGGAGGCGGACAAGGGCTTTATGCGTTGGTGCGGCCTCAGAAAGATACATCTCCCCTCGGACGACTTCATTGAGCTGCTGACGGCGTGCTGCTTTTACACCCGCCAGATCGAAATGCTGGTGAAGCTGGGGCTGGAGGACGCGGTGAAGGACCTTGTGGGGCGCGGCGTGCGGAACGCCGACATCATCAAATGGGACGCGGACAAGCCCAGAGACTTTATGAAATGCACGCCGAAGGAGGCGATGGCGGCGTGTTCCGTGGGAGAGCCGCTGCGGGTTCTACGGCTGTATATCCGGCACAGGGACACGCCGCTGAAAATGACCATGGAAAACGCGGCGTGGCTCACAGAGGCCACCATCGGCCGCGGCGAGGAGAACTACGCCGTGCGACTACTGAAGCGGCTGGGCGTCACGGCGGAGAAGCTGACGGCCTATCTGGAAAAGAACAGGATAGCGCTGCAGGAGGGCGGCAGACCTGGCTCCGGCACCCGGAGAGGGGCGCTGCAGCTGTACAAGGACTATCTGGATGCGGCGGAGAACTGCGGGATGGACATGGAGAACCCACTGATCCTCATGCCGCGGGACCTTGTGGAAAAACACGACCGGGTGACGGCGGCGTGGAGCGCCATACAGCGCCACCGCCTCCGGGCGCAGAACAAAGAAGTAGAGAAGGCTGCCGCGGAGGCCTACAGAAAGCGGCTGCACCGTTTGTCTGAGAAGTACCTGTTCTGGACGGACGACTTCCTCATCCGTGCGCCCATCAACGCCGATGAGATCGTGGACGAGGGCAAGTCGCTGAAGCACTGCGTGGGCGGCTACGCAGACAGGCACGTCAACGGCCGGACCGTTATCCTGTTCCTGCGCCGGCGGGACAGGCCCCACACGCCGCTGGCGACCATTGAGATGAACGGGAACAGGATCGTGCAGGTACACGGCTACCGGAATGAGCTGGAGGGCTGCGCCGACAACCCGGACCGGGAGAGTGCCAGAAAGCTGTACGCCGGGGTGCTGGATCCATGGCTGAAATGGCTGAAGGCCGGAAGCAAACGAGAAAAGGACGGCAGGCCCAAGCTGCCGAGAAAGAAACACAAGGAGGATGTGGCATGAATATGAAAAATGAGAGGTGTCCGCTGCAGGCGGAGTGTGAGCGGCGGTGCAGCTTTTATGGCAGGGAAAAGGAGTGCGACTACTATCACGGCAATGCCCGTCCCGGCGCCATGATCGACGAGGAGTTGACCGCGACAGAACTGGAGGCGCTGGATGAGCTGTTCGAACAGCGGGATATCGACATCATCACAGAGGAAATAAACTTCTACAAGCAGCAGGCCGGTATGGCCATTCTGGAGATCGGGAAGCGGCTGGCGGAGGCGAAAAGCCAGCTTTCCCACGGGGAGTGGCTGCCGTGGCTGGAGGAAAAGGTGGAGTTTTCCGAGCGCTCCGCACAGCAATATATCCGGCTTTGGAAGGAGTACGGCAAATCCGCAACCGTTGCGGATTTGGGAGTCCGCAAAGCCTTGGTATTACTGGCTTTGCCGGAATCTGAGCGGGAGGGATTTGCCGGGGAAAAGCACGTTGTGGACGGGGAAGAAAAGACCGCTGCCGACATGACGGTGAAGGAGCTGGAAAAGGCCATCGCGGAACGGAACGCCGCCCGGGAGACGGCGGAAAAGGCCGCCGCCGACATCGAGACCGCCAAAGAGACCGCCATGGCGGCGCAGGAGGAGCTGGCCCGGGTGCGGAAGGAGCTGGAGGAACTGCGCAGCCGCCCGGTGGAGGTGGCGGTGCAGACGGTGGACGCCAGCGCGGAGCAGCTGGCGGCGGCGCAGGCCAAGGCGGAGAAGGCCGCGGCTGTCAAGGAACAGCAGCTGACCGCCGATCTGGACAGGGCCAAAAAGGCACTGGAGAAGGCGCTGGACGACAAGAAAGCGGCGGAGGCCCGTGCGGCGGACGCCGAGCGGGAGCGCACCTCCGCCGTGGACGCGGCTAAGAGCTACAAGGCCGAGGCGGAGGCCGCCGCCAAACGGGCCGCCATGGCAGGCAGCGAGAAGCTGACGCACTTCAAGGTGGTTTTCGACCAGACGGTGGAAAACGTGAACCGGCTGGCCGGTCTGCTGGCCGAGCTGCCGGATGGGGAGCAGGAGAAGCTCCGGCGGGCGCTGGGTGCGCTGGCAGAGCAGGTGCGGAAGGTGAGTCTGTGAGCGGCGTAGATCTCCGCAACCCCAAGGCGTACTGTGAGCATCTGCTGCGTATCCGCACCAAGGAGCAGAAGCTCTTGCCGCTGGTCTTCAACGAGGCGCAGGAGCATCTGTACAGCGTCATATGCCGACAGGCGGCGGCCGGAAAGCCCATCCGTATTATCGTGCTGAAGGGGCGGCAGGAGGGCATCTCCACCGTGACGGAGGGGATGATGTTTCAGGACACCGTGACGCGGCCCAATGTGAAGACACTCATCGTGGCCCACGACACCACGGCCACCGGGAATCTGTTCAAGATGAACAAGCTGTTTTACGACTGCCTGCCGCCATGGGCGCGGCCCCTGCGGAAAAACAGCAACGCCAAGGAGCTGGTGTTTGAGAATCCGACCCGGGACGACGGCGAAAAACGCCGCCGCCCCGGTCTGCGCAGCAGCATCCGGTGCCAGACGGCGGGCAAGGGCGGCGTGGGCCGTTCCGATACCCTGACCAACGTACATATTTCGGAGTATGCCTTCTGGCCAAACAACAAGGAGGATCTGCTGCTGGGCATCATGCAGACCGTGCCGCACGATCCGGGGACCATGGTGGTCATTGAGAGCACCGCCAACGGCGTGGAGCACTTCAAGACCCTGTGGGACGGGGCGGTGGCCGGTGACAATGAGTGGGTGCCGGTTTTCCTGCCGTGGTACATGGAGCGTGGATACCGGATGGCGGTCACCGGCGGCGAGGTGTGGAGCGAGGAGGAGCAGCAGCTCCGGAGGGACTTCGGACTGGATGGGGAGCAGCTGGCGTGGCGGCGGTGGTGCATCAAGGCTAACTGCGGCGGAAACGCCGACAAGTTCCGGCAGGAGTACCCGAACACGCCGGAGGAGGCGTTCCTGCTGTCCGGCCGCCCGTACTTCGACAACCGGGCGCTTGCCGTCCGGCGGATGCACGCGCCGGAGCCTGCACGGGTTGGGTGGTTCACCTACGAGTCACCGGAGGAGACAGGCGCAAGGCCGGAGGCGTGGCGCTTCACCGACGCGGAGCAGGGCAGCGTCCGCATCTGGCAGGAGCCGGAGGAGGGGGTACCCTATGTGCTGGGCGGCGATACGGCGGGAGAGGGCAGCGACTGCTTCACCGCCTTCGTCATCGATTACCGGACGGGGCGGCAGGTGGCGGAGCTGCAGCAGCGGCAGTCGGAGATCCTGTATGCCCGGCAGGTCTACTGCCTGGGACGGTACTACAACGACGCGCTTGCCGCCATCGAGGTCAACTTCTCCACCTATCCGCAGCGGAAGCTGGAGGAGTGGGAGTACCCAAACCTGTACCAGCGGGAGCGGTTTGACACCTACGCCAACACCATGGTCAAGGCCTTCGGCTGGGAAACCAGCGGCAAGACGCGGCCTCAGGCGCTGGCGGAGCTGCACACGGTGATGGAGGAATCACCGGAGCTGGTGGTATCCCAATGGACGCTGGGGGAGATGGTGGTGTTCGTCTATGATGCCCACGGCAAGCCGCAGGCGGCGGTGGGGAAGCACGACGACCTCGTGATGGCCGCCGCCATCACCTACACAGCCCGTACACAACAGCGATATACCGTGGCGGAGCGGGCCGGCAGCCGGAAGCACTGGTCGGCGGATATGTGGGAGGACTGGCGGCAGGCCGACCCGGAGACGCGGAAATATCTGGAAAAACGGTGGGCTCGGTAAGGGCCTGTAAAAATGACAGGAGGAGCTTTTTATGAATGTGCTGGAAATTCTGACGTGCGCGGCGCTGCTGCTGTGGACGGCGGGCGGCGCCTATGTGGTGCTGGTGGCCCGGAGATGGGACTGCGTGATGGAGGCCCTGATGGACGCGATCGAGGAGGTGGACAGGGATGAAGACTGAGAAGATCGCGGCGGCGCTGCGGTGCTCGTCGCGGGTACCGGGGCCGCAGCTGGATTGCAGAACCTGCTCCTATCACATAGAAGAGACGGTTGACGGTGTCGACTATGCGGGCTGCGACTGTGACCGCATTGCCGTGGATGCCGCCGACCGGCTGGAGGAGCTGGTGGAGCGCTGCGCCCGGTACGCCGAGGAGATCGCGGTGCTGCGGGAGCGGATGCGGCCCTATGAGGACACGGGGCTGCCGGCGGATGTTTGCGCTGAGTATCGGAAGTTCGAGGACGAGGTGGTGGCCAGCGGGAAGGCCTTCGGGCGTCTGCTTGAACTGCTCCGGGCGGACACAGACGGGCGTGTGGCGGTGCTGCCGTGCAAGGTGGGCCAGCGGGTGTTTGCCTTGCTGGACACGGATAAGCATATAAGCGAGTGCGAGGTCAAACGGATCGGACTGGGCAATGAGATCGGCTTTGTTGGCCTCGAACCAATAGGTGCCAGAGGGCGTGAGTATGGCGTATCACTAAATGGATTTGGCAAGACGGTTTTCCTGACCCGCGAGGCGGCGGAGAAAGCACTGGAGGCGATGAGGGAGGAGGAAGTGACGCAGGATGAGTAAGGCTGTACTTATCAGCATCCGGCCCAAGTGGTGCGAGAAGATTTGCAACGGCGAAAAGACCGTCGAAATACGCAGGACCCGCCCAAAGCTGAACACACCGTTCAGGGTGTACATCTACTGCACGCTGCCGAAGTACCCGCACGAGGACTTTATTACAACGGATTATCCAAAGCCGCAGTTTTATGGCGGAGGCAAAGTCGTTGGCGAGTTTATCTGCGACCGCATCTATGAGTTGGAAACGCGCTCGCCCGGCGGCAGCTACTATGTCAAAGGCGAGGGTCAGCCGACAACAAACGATGTGGCGCGGCAGTCGTGCCTCGGCCTCAGCGATATGCACGCCTACTTGAAGTCGAAGCCCGGCTACGGCCTGCACATCTCGGGCTTGAAGGTCTACGACACGCCGAAGGAACTGAGCGAGTTCCGGAAAGCGTGCGCACACGACTGGTACTGCGACAGCTGCGCTATGCACGGGGAAAACAACGGAACCTGCGGCAACGAGAGCCTGCGCCTCAAGCGTCCGCCCCAGAACTGGTGCTATGTGGAGAGAATGTGATGGAACGACTGACGGCATATAGCAAGCAAACATCGCACGAAAACGGTATCTGTTGCACACATTTTTGCGGCCCCGAATGCCTCGGAGTTGGCGGGAACTGCGCCATGAACTGCAAGTGGGAAGAAGCGGCGTGGAGCCGCCTTGCCGCCTACGAGGACACGGAGCTGACGCCGGAGGAAGTGTCTACGCTGATTAAACACTGGATCCGCCTTTGCACGACCATCAGAGAGTGCGGCGGCATCGACCGCCTGCGCGTGCTGGCGGAAGCAGACAAGGACGGTCGGCTGATGGTGCTGCCGGACGTGCCGGAGGTTGAGTGATGGGACTATATGATGCGAATTGCAACTGCGTTCGTGCTGACGAGAGATTTATTTGCAGATGCGTAAGGTGCGGGCAGGAACGGCTGAAAAAGAACAGCGTGTGCGTCATGGTTCGGAAACCGCGCGAGACAGTAAAGACGCTTTGCTATGTGTGCGTGAAATGCTACGTAGCAATGCTGGACGAGCTTGGCGTGGGGGAATAGAACAGGAGGGGCTGACGATGGCTGATATCACAAAACAGCCGTATGCGCAGTGGCTGGAGGAATCACTGCGGGTGATCGCGGAGTTTAGACCGGCTTGCCTGTGCATCGCGGCGACCTCGCCGGATGGCGAGACCTTTACAGGCTACTACAATAGCGACGCCACGGATAAGGCGGTGTTCGCTCACCACATCCAGAGCGATGTAACAATGGACATCATCCGGGAGAATATCGAAACGATCAAAAGAATGCTTGAGGAGGCGGAGTGATGAATGATAAGGAATTGTTGGCCGCGCTGGGGCGGCTGAAGGTGGAAACGGGGAGTCTCGCGTGTATGGGATGCGGCTATGAGCGCAGCTGCGGCGTCCACGGGTGCGCCGTCCTCCGCGCGGCGGAGGAACGCCTGCGCGAGCTGCTGCGGCCGTCCTCGTCCGCATCTGCTCCGGCGGGGGCAGAAAAGCAGACCGCGCAGGACATGGTGACGGCTGCTGCGGTGCTGCGGGACTATCTGGAAAATCGAGAGATGCCGGCGACGGTGTATGCGGCCATCTGCACGGCCATCCGCAGGCTGGAGGTGTATAGCCGTGGGGACTGAAAAGGTGTACGCCGATCTTCAAGCGGCGGTGGCCGAGGCGGTCGCCGCCATGACAGAGTAGCGGGGGCGGGGCTACGCCAGCGATAAGGAGAGCTGGGCAGATCTGGCCAAGCGGGTGGAGGAGTGCGACGACCTGCTGAAGAATATTAAAAAGGTCCAGAAGGATATGTGGAAGGCCATCCGGGAGAATGACCCGGACAGCTACGGCGCACTGTCCGCCGAGCTGCTGCGGGAGGCACTGGCCATGACCATGAACTGGCTGGGCGTCACGGCGGCCAGTAAGGTGGCGCTGGAGATGACGGAGGAGTGAGAGCATGGCGCGGAAATACCCCATGACGGTGGAGGAGATCGTGACCAGCTACCGGCAGGCCAAGAACCAGCAGACCCAGATCGGCGTGCTGGCGGATCTGAACGTCTGCACACGCAAGGAGATCAAGGAGCTGCTGACCGAGGCGGGGGCGCTGCAGCAGCCGCCTGAGAGCAAGGCCGGAAGACCGGTCACCTTCGACACGGAGGAGGCCCGGCGGCTGTGGAACGAGGGCTTGCCGGACGCGGAGATCGCGGCACGGCTGGAGATCCCCACGGTGCGGTTTGCCAAGTGGCGGCAGCGGGTGGGGCTCTTGCGGCCCCGCACGCCGCAAAAAAACAGGACAGAAACGGAACAGGAGGAGCAGAGCGTGAAAAAGGAAAGCGTGGAAAAGTGCGAGGCATCGGCGGTGACGGTGAAGGGCCTGCGGGTGCTGCTGGATGCGGCGGAGGCAGCCGGATACGGAGAAGCGCCGTTGGTGCTGGGTGGGCGGCACCTGACGGGGCTGCACCTGCGGGTGGAGACGCTGATCGGCGCGGAAACGCCTGGGACGCTGGTGGAGCTGCAGGCCACGGCGGCAGAGGCGTAAATCAGAAAAGCCATCGCCCCTGTCCGGGGCGAGGGCTGCGGCGACAACAGACCTTGATACCGCCGCCTGTCCTGAGAGTACGGACGGCGATATGAGGGCCTGAAGGACAAGCCCTACTATATACAAATACGCGCACGCGCGTATCTGTGCGCTGGTTAAAAGCCTATGTTTACCGGGAATGGCAGCTTGCGCGGGACAGCGGGGCGGCATCCTGCCGGCCGCTCTGGCACGGGAAAACGCAAGGTGGCCATGCCGGGTGAGGAATGCGAAGGCTGCCGCGCGGGACGCGGGCGCGACCTATGCTATTTTATCGCGCGGGGAGGATCGGCGGCGAAGGCTGCCGAAGGGGAAAGGGAGAGAAGATCACCATGGAAGCACGGGAGGGACTGTACATGATCCGAAAGATCACCAGCGGCCGCGTGGTGGAGCGGCGCAAGTCATGGGTGGGACGGCGGCCATCTAAGCGGGGCGCACGGGTCAAGGGCGCCAGCAGCGAGAAGAAGCAGGAGAACAACCGGCAGCAGGCGGCACTGGAGCTGGCCCGCATCCTGAACTGCAACTACCGCCACGGGGATGCCCTGCTGACGCTGACCTTCGCCGAGGAGGCGTTGGAGCGCTGCGGCGGCAGCTTCGAGGGGGCGGTGAGGGAGGCCAGGAAGTTTTTGGACCGGATCGGCTACCGGATGAAAAAGCACAGCGACGTGCTGAAGTGGGTCGTTGTTCCCAGCGAGGTGGACGGCGAGACAGGCGAGGTGGTGCGCCTCCATGTCCATCTGGTGGTCAACGGCGCGGGGCTGCGGCTGGAGGAGCGGACCTTCACCCTGTACGGCGAGGCGCTGGACGATATCTGGGGCCGCGGCACGGTGGACGTGCGGCTCCTCCGGGATCAGGCGGACTATTACCCGCTGGCCCTGTACCTGATCCGGCAGGCACGGAGCATTCCGGACGGGAAGAAGTACAGCCGGAGCCGGAACATGATAAAGCCGAAGGTCGAGTATACATACGTGGTCAGCCCCGCACAGCTCCGTGTACCGGCGGGAGCCACCACGCTGGCGGGGACGCGGTACGACCCGGAGCTGGGGGTCAACTTCGTCCGCTATGTGCCGGCGGACCGGCAGGAGCGGGCGGCCCGGAAGGTGGGAGGGCGTAAGGAGCTGGCCCGTGCCATGGCTGCGGACACCGGGGAGGAGGCGGACGGCGCGTGAAGAAGCTGCGGGGCGTCAACGTCAGCCGCAACCGGCAGGGCTTCATCCGCTACGCCTGCCTGACCTACGACGAGCAGCCAAAGCGGATGCAGAATAAGATCGACAGGCTCTTACGCCAATGCGGAGGGCCTTATTCTGCTGCCCTGCGGGAGGTGATGTGCGGGGAGGACAGCATCACCGCCATCGCTCTGCGGCACTATGTCAGCGAGAGCACGCTGTACCGCCTGCGGAAGGACTTTTACGAGAGCTGGGATAAGAAATGATGAACGATGCCGGATGCGCCGGGGGTCAACGACCCTCGGCGTGTTTTCATTTCACGGCAAAACGCGCCGAGGCGTTGCGGCGCAAGGGTTGCGGTAGATTGCAGATTGATGATAACAGGCAGTCGATGTGTGCGACAATGTTGATAACGAAGAGTATTACCGGCGGAGGGAGGCGGCGGCGGTGCAGGAGGAAAAACAGCTCACGGAGAAGCAGAAGCGCTTTGTGCGGGAGTGGCTGGTGGACATGAACGGCGCAAGAGCTGCCGTCCGTGCCGGATACAGCGAGAAGAGCGCCGCCCAGACCGCCAGCAGGCTCATGAAAGACCCGGTGGTGCAGGCGTACCGGAACCGGCTGCTGAAGGAGCAGTTCGACGCGCTGGGGGTAACGACCCATTCGCTGGCGGCGGAGGCCTACGAGATGATGCAGCGCTGCAAGGGCGGCACGCCGCACATGGTGTGGAACAGTGCCACCCACGCGTACGAGCCGGACGGGACGTGGGAGTTCGACGCCAAGGGCTTTTTCAAGGCGCAGGAGCTGCTTTTGAAGATGCTGGACAAGATCGGCGACGGCGCCGGCGAGGACGAGGGCGGCAGCTATGAGGATATGATCGCCTCCGTGGAGCGGACATTTTGACAGGGGGAGGAAACCATGAAACAGGACAAAAACAGGCTGCGGCTGTGGCAGGATCGCCTGACGGCGGCGGAGAAGGCCATCGAGGACGAACGGGCCCGGATGAGCAAGCGGGAGAAGCTGTACGAGGGGGATCACACCATCTACGGCACCGGCGGCCGGGTGCAGACGGGCGGCGAGGGCGGCGTCCGGGAGGCCACCCACGTGCGGAACGTGTGCTTCGAGATGGTGGAGACGCAGGTGGACAGCAACATCCCCAGCCCCAAGGTGACGGCGGTGCGGCCGGAGGATGAGGGACTGGCGGACATTGTGGAAAACCTGCTGCGGGATGTGATGGACCGGCTGCCCATGGAGCGCATCAACGACGAGGGCGAGCGCATCAGCCCTGTGCAGGGCGGTCACGGTCTGCTGGTGGACTGGCTGGACAGCATATCGGGTCGGGACTGGCTGGGCGACCTGCGGGTGCAGCTGGTACACCCCCGCTGCATCGTGCCGCAGGCCGGCGTGTATCAGGTGGCCGACATGGACTGGGTGTTTCTCAAGACGCCGCAGACCAAGCGGCAGCTCCGGGTGAGCTACGGCGTGGAGCTGGACGACGAGAACGAGTCCGACCCGGAGACCCGGCGGCTGGGGGACGGGCCGGACAGCACGGACGAGATCGTGACCATGGTGACGGCCTATTACCGCAACAAGGACGGCGGCATCGGCCGATTGCGGTGGGTGAACGACACGGTGCTGGAGGATCTGGACGACTATCAGGTGCGCCGGGTACACCGGTGCGCCGCCTGCGGCGCGGTGGGCGACGGGCGAAGGTGCAGCTACTGCGGCTCCAAGAAATTTGAGGAGATCACCGAGGAGTACGAGGAGCTGACGGAGGACATCACCCTGCGCTCCGGCGCGGTGATCCCGGCCATGAGCATGGTGCGGGACGAGCTGGGACAGCCGGTTTTGGAGGAGCTGACGGAGGGCGGGGCGCTTCTGCCCCAGCTGCGGGGCTCCGGCACTCCGGCGGTGCGGCATACGCGGCTGGTGCAGGCGCCCACCCGCATCCCCTACTACAAGCCGGATGTGTACCCGCTGGTGATACGGAAAAACGTCAGCCTGCCGGGGCGCTTCATGGGCGGCTCGGACATCGACGCCATCGCCGACCAGCAGAACGCCCTGAATAAGCTCTCCACCAAGATCAACGCCAAGGTGCTGGGCGGCGGCTCCTTTACCACCGTGCCGGAGAGCGCGGGAAAGCCGTTTGTGGACGACCGGGACAACCGATGGCTGCAGGTCCGCAACGCGGCGGAGATGCAGATGATCCGCACCTTTAACACGCAGGTGGACATATCGGCGGATCTGGCGCTGCGGGCCCAGATCTACGAGGAGGCGCGGCAGACCATCGGCGTGACGGACAGTATGCAGGGCCGGAAGGACCCCACGGCCACCAGCGCCGTGGCCAAGGAGTTCAGCGCCCAGCAGGCGGCGGGGCGGCTGGAATCCAAGCGCATCATGAAGCAGGCCATGTATCAGGATCTGTTCGAGGCCATCTTCAAGTTCTTCTTGGCCAACTGCGACGAAAAGCGGTCGATCCGGCGCACCAACGAGCACGGCGACGTGGACTATCTGGTGTTCGACCGCCACGACTTTCTGTATCAGGACGCGGCGGGAGAGTGGAAATACAATACGGATTTTTTGTTTTCCTGCGACAGCGCCTCGCCGCTGGCCACCGACCGGCAGAGCCTTTGGAAGGAGGCCCGGATGAACCTGCAGCAGGGAGCCATGGGGCCGGTGAATGAGATCACCACCCTGATCCGCTTCTGGGGACAGATGGAGAAGCTCCACTACCCCATGGCGGCGGATATGAAGAAGAGTCTGGAGGAGCAGCGGGACGCGGCACAGGCGGCGCAGCTCGAATCAGCCAATGAGGGCGGCATGGCGGCTGCATCGGAAATGGCCGGGGACGTGATGCCTGCCGCACCGCTGGGCGGGGAGGTGATGGCGTGAAGTGCCAGGAATGCGGGCTGGAGCTGATGATCTATCAGGTCACCACCAACGCCGGCGGCGAGGAGGAAGTGGAGTATTCCTGCCGTAACCCGCGGTGCGGCTGCTACGACCGACGGCTGACGCGGAAGATCAGAGACACGCCGGCGGCCACGCAGACAGCCGCTGCTGCGGAAAAAACAGAATAAACGACGCGCCGAGGCTGCGGCGGGCGGGATTCGCACACCGCCCCCATGGACAGTTCCTCCTGTTCGGGTGGCGGCGTCCTGCCATTTCGGCGGGGCGTCCGCCGCAGCCCCGGCACATAACGACAACAGGGATTCGCCGGCGGGACGGCGGAAAAGACCCGAAAACTGGGAAAGGAGGGGACACGCATGAAGAAGGATACCGGCTACACCGGCCGCATTGCCAACGTGGGCAGCCAGCGGGTGGAGGCACCCAGCGCCAAGCCCGCACCGGCGGCCAAGGGTACCGTGCGGTACAAGGGCGAGGATCTGCGCAGCGGTACCGGCAGCAAGCAGACCAAGACCAAGCGCAAGTAAGGGTTGCTGGGATACCATGCCGTCTTAACGGGCGGCACTTTCGCCGGGCCCCGGCGGGAAAGGGGCACTTCGCACGAACAGCGTGAAAATCGAAAGGAGAAAAAACCATGGAATTGACCGAGAGAGATTACGCCGAGGCCTTCGGCGTGGAGCTGCCGGAGGAGGCGGGTACAGAGGAGGCAAGCGGCCACGAGGACGGCGGTACGCTTGCACAGAACGACGACCCCAGCACGGAAGCGGAGGACGGCGGCGAGAATACCGGCGGCGCGGAGGAGGGGCAGGAGAGCCCACCGGCGACGCAGGAAAGGCCTCAGACCACAGAGGAGCGGCGCAGGCAGGCCCACGGACGGAGGCAGCGGGAGCTGGAGGTGCAGCGACAGGCAGCACGGGACAGCGCCTACGAGGAGATGTTCCGCGGGCAGGTAAATCCCTACACCAACGAGCCTATCCGCACGGAGGCGGATTATATGGCCTACCGGGATGCCATGACGCGGCAGGACGCCGAGCGCGGCTTGCAGCAGGCGGGGGTAGACCCGCAGCTGGTGCGCGGTCTCGTGGAGTCGGAGCTGCGGCCGTTCCGGGAGCAGGCCCGGCGGCAGGAGCTGTCAGCCATCGGTGAGCAGGCCCGGGCGGTCAGCGCCCAGGCGGATGCGGCCATCCGGCAGTCGTTGGACGGCATCCGGCAGATGTACGGCGGTAAGGTACATTCCGTGGAGGACATTCTGGCCATGCCCACCGGCGAGGCCTTCCACGCCTACGTGGAAAAGGGCCTGACGCTGGAGGATGCCTACTATCTGGCCAACCGGACGGAGATCGACAGGCAGCGCATGGCGGCGGCGCGGCAGGCGGGAGTCAATCAGGCACGCGGCAAGGGCCACATGGCAAATCCGACCCCGGCAGCGGGTGCGGCGGGGTATCAGGCCACGCCGGAGGAGGCTGAGGCCTACCGGGAGTTTATGCCTGATGCCACCGACAAGGAGATCAACGCCGCCTACGCCAGATACAACAGGAAACAGTGAAGCCCCCGCGCGGGGGCAATGTGAGGAAAGGAGACAAAATGTTCAGATTGAGCAGCATGAAGGTGGGGCTGACGCCTCCCATCGAGTATAAGGCCGCTACGGCCGGTGAGGACTTCGTTGTAGGCGAAGCGCTGAAGCTGGCAAGCGGTAAGGTGACCAAGTGCAGCGGCACCGCTAAGCCGGAGCTTATTTGTGTGGGTCCGGCCAACGGCGCGGGGGAGGTCCCCTGCGTGACGGTGCAGGACTACATGGAGTTCGAGACGACGCTGGCGGCGGCGCCGACTGACGGCAGTCTGGCCGTGGGAGACAAGGTGACCATCCACACAGACGGAATGCAGGTGACCGCTACCAAGACCGGCGGCGTGGCGCAGCTCGTGGCGCTGGCCGGTCAGGCTGTGGGAGACCGCGTGACCGTGAGGTTCTGAGAGAGGAAAGGAGATAGAGCATGAGTGGTTTTGTGACGGTATCCATCAACTCCGGTCTGGTGGATCCCATTTTCGGCAAGTGCCAGGTGCCTCTGGCAACCTACATCGAGCAGCAGGGCGAGGCCTTTGAGCAGCAGAGCCTGCTGAAGTACCTGTTCCACTTCGAGAACAGCCGCCATTGGGCGGAGCAGCATTCCAGTGAGACGGCCATGGACGACTTTGTGCCTGTGGGCGAGGGCGGCGAATATCCCCGCACAGGCTTTGAGTCCGGCTATGACCGCATCATCGAGAACATGACGTTCAAGCAGTCCTTCTCCGTGACACAGGAGCTGGTAGAGGACGCCCAGCTGGGTGAGATGAAGCGGCGCGCCAGAAAGCTCATTACCGCCTATGGCCGCACCCGGGAGAAGTTCGGCCGTGCCCTGTATGCCGGCGGCATCTACGGCGCCACCGTCAGCTTTGGCGGCAAGAGCTTTGCGTGCAACAGCGCGGACGGTCTGGCTCTGTTCCACAAGGAGCACGTGAACAAGGTGGACGGCAAGAAGCAGTGCAACCTGTACAAGGGCGCCTTCACCGCCGCCGTGCTGGGCAAGATGGAAACGGAGATGCAGCAGATCACCGGCGACAACGGCGAGCTGCTGGCGGTAGCCCCGGATACCATCTGGATCCCCAATGATGCCGCGCTGAAGGACGCGGTGTTCGCCGCCATCGGCGCGGATAAGGAGCCGACGACCTCCAACAACGCCTACAACCACCAGTTCGGCCGGTGGAACGTCATCATCGACCCCTACCTGACGCAGGCGCTGGCGGCCATGGGCAAGACGGACAAGCCCTTCATCCTGCTGGACAGCAAATTCCTGGAGACCGGCGACGGCGCCATCTTCCAGGAGCGCAAGAAGCTGGATGTCAAGTCCGTCATCGACCAGAACAACGACAACAACAGCTGGCGCGGCCGTGCCCGGTTCGGCGCAGGCTTCGTGGACTGGCGCTTCGCGTCCGTGGGCAACATCAGCACCGGCAAGGATCTGACCTGACGGGAGGGACGCGGTATGACGTGGGGCGAGGTGAAGCTGGCGGCATTGCAGACCATGTTCGCCAATGAGGGCGAGGTACTGACGCCGGACGATATCAACCAGGAGTACATCAACGCCATGCCCGCTAAGGCCAACGAGGCGCTGCAGCAGGTGGCGTCCGTTGGCCGTCCCATCCTTAAAAGTTGGCAGATCGAGATGGCGCAGGTGGAGGAGGCCGCGGAGACGGCGGAAAAGCTGGTGCTGCCGACGGCGGAAAAGGCCTACAAGATCAGCCTGCACCACTATCTGCCACGCTTTCGGTGCATAGACCGGGGACAGGTGCTGTTTGACGATGGCACCGCCTATGATCTGGCGGAGGACTGGCGGATGGAGGGAGACGATGTTCTCGTCCTGCCGGGGATGCCGGTGGGCGTCTACACCATCTGGTACAGGGCCTACCCGCAGACCATCACGCGGATCACGCCGGACGAGGAGGAGATAGACCTTGCGCCGGAGGCTGTGGTGCTGCTGCCGCTGTATATGGCGGCGGAGCTGTACAAGGAGGACGAGCTGGCGCTGGCCACGGTGCTGCGTAACGAGTACGAGGACGGACTGGAGAAGCTGCGGCAGACCTATCAGGAGAGCTGCAACAGCCTGCTGTCCGGGGCACGGCGGAATACGACGGGGTGGTGGTAAGGCATGGCGAGATTTACGGTACCGGCGGAAAGCAAGCGGTACAGCGCCGTAGTGGAGTTTTTCCGGGGCGTGGATCTGAACAACAGCCCGGCCAATGTAGACAAGTCCCGCTCGCCCAACGCACCTAACATGATCCGCGATCAGGTGGGCAAGGTACGAAAGCGCACAGGATATACCACCATGGTGACAGCGCCGGGTGGCGCTGCCATCAATGGTGTCCACCAACTGCTGGATGAAACGTTGATCCACGCCGGAAAAAAGCTATACAGACTCGGCAAGGCGACCGGCGGAGGATGGAGCCTGACGGCGGTCGGCGATATGGCCGACGCACCCAGCAAGGGCTTTGTGTTTGACCAGAAGCTTTATCTGCTGGATGGCGCGGCCTACCGGGTGTATGACGGAAAAACGCTGGCGGCGGTATCCGCCAATGCCACCGTTCCCACCATCATCATCTCACGCAGACCCACAGGCGGCGGTCACGCCTATCAGGGACTGAACCTGTTGGGAAGACGGTGGACGGAGAGCTTTTTGGGTACGGCGGAGGACAAGGTCTATCAGCTGACGACGGCGGGACTGGACAGCGACGCCGTGACGGCGGAGGTGTTGGACAAAAACGGTGTGTGGGCGGCCAAGAAGGAAGGAACGGACTTCACCGTGGACAGAAAGACGGGAAAGGTGACATTCACAGCTGCGCCGGGGGAGAGTCCTGTCACAGGAAAGGACAACGTGCGTATTACCGCCGCCAAGACGAGAGACGGCTATCTGGATAGCATCAATAAGTGCTCCTTGTCGGCGGTCTACGGTGTGGGAGGCGGTACAGACCGGGTTTTTCTCAGCGGCAACGCAGAAAAGCCCGGCGTGGACTATTACAGCGAATTTGAGGACCCGGCGTTTTTCCCGGATGTGAACTATACAAAGCTGGCACGGGATGGCGGCGCCCTTGCGGGCTATGCAGTGCTGAACAATGCGCTGGCCGCTTTTATCAGCGGCAGCACGGATGGGCGAAACGTGGTGGTGCGTACCGGAACACTGGATGAGGACGGAAACGCTGTTTTCCGCATTGTCAATACGATGATCGGGGCGGATGCGGTGGCACCGGGCAGCTTTTGCCAGACAGATAAGGAGCCATTGTTTCTGACGGAGCGTGGTGTTTTCGCCATTACGGCGGAGGAGCTGACCGGTGAGAAGTACAGCCAGGAGCGGAGCTACTACATCGGCAGCGCCATCCGGGAGGCAGCGGATCGCGCCGCCGCCAGCGCCTGCATTTATAGGGACTTTTACACGCTGGCGCTGGGAGGGAATCTGTATCTGTTGGATCTCCAGCAAAAGACCTACGAGAGAAACAGCCCATACAGCAGCTATCAGTACGAGTGCTACTGCTGGCCGGATATTCCGGCGCGGGTGGTGTTCACAGACGCGGACGGCGCCCTGTGCTTCGGAACAGCGGATGGGCGATTGTGCCGGTTCTCCACAGAGCCGGATGACCCGGGGGCCTATAACGACGACGGAGCGGCCATAGACGCCTTCTGGGAGACGGCTGTATTCGACGGGGAACTTTTCTTCCACGTAAAGACCTTCACGGGCATTGCCGTCCGTCTGGCAGCCGCGCCGGTGACAGGCGTGCGTGTGTTTGCGCAGGTGCGCGGCATCTGGCGGCAGGTGTTCGATGCAAAGGGAAAGGCACGGTACTTCGATTTTTCCTATGTGGATTTTGAGAAGATGACCTTTTCCTCGGACAAGACGCCGCGCACGCTGTATGGCAAGGTAAAAATCAAAAAGGCGGACAAGGTGAGCTTCCGTATGAGGAATAACGAATTGAACGAGCCTTTCGGTATCTATGCCTTTGGCGTACAGTGGCGGGAGCCGGGTGGAAATTATAAGAGGTAGGTGAGAGCGTGACGCTGAAAAAAATCACAGAAGCGGAGATGAAGGCGGCCGGCGTATGTGCCGCCCCAGATGTACTGACCGGCACACCGGCGGAAAACAAAGCAGTGTTCGACCGGATGGTGCGCCAACTGGTGGCACCTGCCTACAACGCCGCCGTGGACGCTGTCAACGAGCTGGGATCCGTAGAGTCCGGCGTAAAGACTGCGGAGCAGGAGAGAGTGGATGCGGAGAACAGGCGGATAAAAGCAGAGGAGGCGCGGAACGTATTTGAAGAATACGATGCCGGGAAGAGTTATGTGCCGGGGAATAAGGTGGCGCGGTATGGCAGCAGCTATATCTGCATTAAACCTTGTGCGGGGGTTGCCCCTCCGGAGGTGGAGCACTGGCTGCTGATAGCTCAAAAGGGCGCAGATGGCATTGCAACGATGTCAGAGGGGTTGTTTTACTTCAACGTGGAAGAGGACGGCATCCTGCGCTTGTACTATACAGGGGAGACACCGCCGGGTGCAAGAATTGATGAGAAGGGACACCTGATCCTGACGCTGCCGCCGGACGTATCAAGAGACGTTGGACGAGTGACAGGCGAGGCAGGCCCCATCGGGCCGAAGGGTGATCCCGGCGCCACCGGGCCTTTGGGGCCAATGGGCCCCAAAGGCGATGCGGGAGCAACCGGAGCACCCGGCGCCACAGGCCCGAAGGGCGACCCCGGCGTGCCGGGCAAGACGCCGGTGAAGGGCGTTGACTATTTCACGGAGGTTGACAAACAGGAAATCGTGGACGCAGTGCTGGCCGCACTGCCGGACGGGACGGAGGTGAGCTACTGATGGCATATGTGGATCTCGGAGCAGTCAGCGCCTATGCAGACGCAAAGCGCGGCGGGTATACGGGTTCTTACACAGATTTTTGTAAAATGCTGACGCACATCTCTGATATTGCCCGCGTGAACGATAATCTGTTGGGCAACTGGTATTTCGGGAATCCCGTGAACCAGCGCGGGAAGACGAGCTACGCGGGAACCGGCTACGGCGTGGATATGTGGTATACCACCGGCGCTACGCTGTCCGTGGACGTGACGGCGGAGGGCGTCAAGCTGTACAAGAACGCCGCCTCCGCCAACCCCGCATGGGCGCAGGCACTGGAAACGGACGCGGCGGTCGGGCAGACGGTAACGGTCTCTATGCTCTACAAGGGGAGTGGAGAGGGCGCCTCACTGCGCGTGGCACAGTCTGGCGGCATCGTGACGCTTGCCAATGTGTCCGACTGGACGCTGGTGCAAAAGACGTTTGCGCTCGAAAAGTGGAGCGTCGGCACGTTGCAGGATCGCGCCATCGTGGCGATTCAGTGCTTCGAGAGCATGGCGGCTAATCAGGGGCTGTACATCAAGGCCGTGAAGCTGGAGCTTGGCACCCAGCAGACGTTAGCTCACCAAGAGAACGGCGTGTGGGTGCTGAACGAAATACCCGACTATGTGGAGCAGCTGCGGCGGTGCCAGCGGTATCTGTATGTGCAGAGTGGCAGCATGATGGTCTGCGGCGTGCTCACTGGCAGTAAGAAAAGCCTGACTCTGGCGATACCTGTGCCAGCACCTATGCGAAGCTTGCCGTCCCTCGAAGGCGTCCCCAGCGTCTCAGGCGTGCGCACGATACAAGGCACCAATATGGCGGCGGAGATCACCAGCGGCGCTGTACTGGCCTCCACGGCGCTGGATACCGACATCGGTATATCGCTTAATACGGGGACATTCAACACGGCGGAGTACATCAACAACACACCCATCGTGTGTTATATCAGCAACGTGATGCTGTCGGCGGAGCTGTAAGGAGGGCGCACATATGAAAAAGCTATATGAAGAATCCTCCGTGCGGGACATCGCTGCTGCCATCAGGGAGAAGAATGGCGGCACGGAGAAGTACAAGGTAGCGCAGATGGCGGCGGCGGTACGCGGTATCGCCTCCGGTGGTGCGGAGGTGTTCTACATCGACCTTGCGGGCGACTACCCCAATTATACCTGCCCGGTGGCGCTGGCCGACATCAATGCGGCGTATGAGGCGGGGAAGGTGCTGGAATGCCGGTGTAAGATGGGAATGTACACCGCAACGCTGCCGCTATTCATCCCAGTGCCTGAACTTGGCCGATGGATATTCTCCGGCTCCGGCGAACTGGCGGATATGGGCTTTCCGGCACAGACCTTTACGGTAGCTGTTACCGGTTTTGGTGTGCAGGCCAGCAACGCGAAGCTGGCGACGACGGAGGATAAGCTGCCGAACCCCAACGCGTTGACCATCACCAGCGGTAGTAACAGCGTCACCTATGATGGCAGTGAAGCGGAAAGCATCGATATCCCAGCAGGCCCAAAGGGCGACAAGGGAGATCCCGGTGCAAAGGGCGAGAAAGGCGATCCAGGTCTGCAAGGGCCTGCGGGAGCAGTATACAGCCCCAACCTGCTGCGAAACGGTACGTTTGCAGAAGGCTGCATCGTGAACCAGCGCGGGAAGACGAGTTACGCGGGAACCGGCTACGGTGTGGATATGTGGTATACCACCGGCGCTACGCTGTCTGTGGACGTGACGGCGGAGGGCGTCAAGCTGTACAAGAACGACGCTACCGCCAACCCCGCATGGGCGCAGGCGCTGGAAACGGACGTGGCGGTCGGGCAGACGGTAACGGTCTCGATGCTCTATAAGGGCAACGGAGAGGGCGCCTCTCTGCGCGTAGCACAGTCCGGCGGCATCGTGACGCTTTCCAATGTGTCCGACTGGACGCTGGCGCAAAAGACGTTTGCGCTCGAAAAGTGGAGCGTCGGCACGTTGCAGGATCGCGCCATCGTGGCGATTCAGTGCTTCGAGAACATGGCGGTTAATCAGGGGCTGTATATCAAGGCCATCAAGCTGGAGCTTGGTGAGCAGCAGACGCTGGCGCATCAAAATGGCGACGGCGCGTGGGTGCTGAACGAGCTGCCGGACTACGGCGGGGAGCTGCTGCGGTGTCAGCGGTACTATCAGGTCTACACAACGGCGGCGGCGCGTCCCGCCAAGGCGCTGGACTGTCGTCCCGTTATGCGGACGGACCCCGTGCAGAGTACGGTGAGCGTGGGCGGTGCGACGCTGTACGCCAACAGCGCGGAGCTGTAAGGAGCGGCGGGATGGAGATATGGACGCAGGTGGCGGTGCCGCTCATTGTGGCGCTGCTAACATCAACCGCCCTATGGGGCGTGGTGAGCAAGGTGATCCTCAAGCGGATGGAGCTGACGGCCAAGCGCAGCAAGGCTGATGAGGCGGAGCGGAAGATGCTGGTGGGGCTGGCTCACGACCGCATCATCCACCTCGGCATGGTGTACATCGAGCGGGGCTACGTCACGCAGGACGAGTACGAGAATTTGCAGGTGTATCTCTACGAGCCGTATGAGGAGATGGGCGGCAACGGCAGCGCGCGGCGCGTCATGGAGGAAGTGCGGAAGCTGCCCATACGGTGAGGCATAAAATGGAACAGGCCGACAGGCCGGAAAGGAATTTGTTATGAAGCTGAACAACAAGGTATATGACATCCTCAAGTGGCTGGTCATCATCGTCATGCCCGCCGTGGCTACGCTGTACGCGGCGCTGGCGGGTGTGTGGGCGTGGCCTTATGCCGACGAGGTGGTGACCACCATCACCGCCGTGGACACGTTCCTCGGCGCGGTGCTGTGCATCTCTACGGCGCAGTACCACAAGGAGGCGAAGAACGATGGCTAA